TCCTAATGGATGATGATACAGTATTGGGAATTATAATTGACTTATGTTCTCGTAAATTTTTATTATTGAGTGAAGAAGGGCAGGAAAGAGAAGTGACGTGTGATGATCCTGATCAGTTTATGAGAGTATTAAAAGTATGTACTGATAGGTTAGATGAGTCTCAAATTCAATATGCAGATTTGTCAATGAGGGAAGTTTGATGTTATGTTTCATATTATAAATCATGAATTTCCTTGGGATAATCTTAGACCAGGAAAAATATATTGTATTCCACTATATGAAAATATAAAAGAAAAACCAGTAGATATAAACATATCTAAATTAAAATATTTTAATTGGGGACAGTCTAACTACTATATAACTAGTATTAGCTGTCCTTATTTTAAATTTAAAAATCCTCAAATTCCAAAATACAAAGAGTTTATAGAAGAAGCTAAAAAATACTCAAATATAAAAATAGCATTACTTGGTAGAGATTCAAGTATACTAACTTATCAACAAATGAGAGTTAGAAAAGAGCATACTACCCCTATTGCATTTAAAGAATTTGAATATATACATACTTTAAATCCTTATTATTTATCATTTGAATTATTATTTTTATATAAACAAAACTATCTTAAAAAAGTAAGTAATGATTTACAATTTCCTATTGAGACAATGAGTAAAAAATTTAAAGAAATACTGAGTAAGAATTCAAATCATAAATATATAAATTATCTACCATATGCTGAATTAGATAAAGATATGTATATATCAAGCCATGTTGAATCATAAAATTTATAATTTATTTTTAGAAAATTGTATTTTTATATCCTATGCTCCTGGAGCAATGGGGCATGCTTTTACAAGAACCCTTTATGCACATGATAAAATTTTTTACTGGAATAGCGTATTAAGTCCTTGGAGTCAATGGGATAATAATTGTAAAACTCCGTTAGATTGGCCAGATCAAACAGAATTAAATGATATTCATATAAATTATACTAAAGAAGGAATAGTAAATCTAAAAAGCACTATACCTTTTTCTATGGGTTCTTTTTTTGGTAATGAAGATACTAAAAGAGATATCAGCTATAAAAATATGAAAGAAGATTTTATAAAAAACTGTGTAAAACCCTTAGTAGGCGATTTCTTAAAAAGTGGTAAAAAACTTATTATACCAACTCATGAAACAGTAGATAATATTTTAATAAACTGTCCAAATAATATAATTATAAATTTGTATGCCAATTATGATATAATGAAAAAAGAAAATAGACTAGGACGGAATGTACTTGAATATAAGGAATCTTATTGGAAAAAAATAAATCATACTAATGTTATAAATATATCAAAGAATAAATATTTTTCAAAAAATTTTGATATATTTAAAAGTGAATATGAAAAAGTATTAAAGAAATTAAATATTGGACAATATAAGATAAACGCCGTAAGAGCATTTTTACTAAGATACTTAGAGAGATTAGAACAATACTCTGAGATAGATAGACAAATAGCTTTAGAAGCTGGAATATGGGATAGTAAAAATGTTTTAAGTAGGAAAGGTACATGAGCACATTTTCTAAACTTCTTAAAAATTGTATTTTTGTAGCATATCCAAGTGGAGGAAGTGGTAATGCTTTTTCTAGGATTTTATACATACATGAAGAATTTTTTTATTGGAATATACTTTTTAATCCTTGGTATATATATGATACTAATTGTAAAAAATCTTTAGATTGGATAGAAACGCAAGAACACACTGATATATTTAAAGATAAAAAAGTATATACTCCTACACACTTAGATTTTAGATCTATTTATAATAAAGGAAGAGAAGAAGCGACAGAAAAAAAATTTAAAAATTATATCTATAACCATGCTAATAAACAGCTTATAATAGATTTTATAAAAAGCAATAAAAAAGTAATTTTACCTAATCATACTACAACAAATAATTTACTTAAAAATTTTCCTGCTAATACTATTATAAATTTATACTCAGATAAAAAAGAATCTATTAAAAATCATAGAGGGTGGAAACCTTTACCACAGTCATTAACTGAAAAATATTATTGGGAACCTCATAATCATCCAAACATTTTAAATATATCTAAAGAAAAACTTTTTTCAAAAAACTTTAATGAATTCGAAAAAGAGTACAAAAAGATTATATCATATTTTAATTTAGAAAAAACGTATACAAATAAAATTAGAGCTTTTATTCTTCGATATATAGAAAGATGTGAATATTATAAAAATATGGAACTAGAAATAACTAATACATTTAGGCGACTACAATATGAAAAAAGCTAAAGTAAAAACAATACACATATCAGATAAAATATATATCAAAAAAGATAATGTAGAAAATCATGATGATTTAATAAGTCTTTTTACATATGATAATGTAGATGAAATTCTATCTACTATTGGAGAAGATGAGAATTATTTTATTATTCCTAGTAATGGTTATCATAAATTACAATGGGAAAAAGTTGTAGATAAAAGAAAATATGAAGAAGCTAAAACAGAAATGACATTTTCTGGAGAACTTCGATGGGAGCAACAGGAAGTAGTAGATAAATTTTTTAAAAAAGGTCGAGCAAGAAGCGGGATTATACAAGCACCGTGTGGATGGGGTAAAACATATACTGGTTGCAGTATCATAGCTAGAAATAATATAAAAACTCTTGTCATGGTTCATACTAAGCTTTTATTTAGACAATGGATAGAAGAATTAGAACATCAAATTCCAAATATAAAGATAGGTAAAATTGGAGATGGATTCTTAGAAATAGAAGATATAACGGTAGGTATTTATAAAAGTGTATATAATAACTTAGCACAACTTAGAGAATCATTCTCAATGATTATAGTTGATGAAGCTCATCTCTGTCCAGCTGATTTATTCTCAACTGCATTAAATAATCTTAATGCTAAAATTAAAATTGGAATATCAGCAACCCCTAAACGAAAAGATGGTAAACATGTATATTTATCAGATTATTTTTCTCCTTTTTTAGTAACTGCTAAAGATCCTCGACAAGTTAATGATCCTTCGGTAAAAGTAATTAAAACTGATTTTAGATTTCCAGTGATTGATCCAAAGCGAGATTGGTCTCGACAATTAAATAAGCTTTGTGCTAATATTAATTATCATGAGTTAATTGCAAAAACTGCAATACAAATGATTGCAAATAATCGTTGTCCTCTTATATTAGGTGAGAGAGTTCAAATGCTGAAAGATATTCAACAATTAATTCCTAATAGCGTATGTTTAATAGGTGAAACAGATGAATCAACTAGAAAAGATGTTCTTTCTAATGTCGGAGGAAAATATAAAGCTGTACTATCGACTAAGCTCTTTGATGAAGGTATTAGTTGTCATCGGTTGGATACACTGTTTCTCACTTGTCCTAATAATAATCCTATTAAGCTTGAACAACGAATTGGTCGTATCATTCGGGAACACGATGATAAAGAACTACCATTAATAGTTGATTTTTGGTTGGGCGGCCCAATTGTTCATAGACAACAAACAAAAAGATTGGAGTGGTATACAAGCCGTGGCTATTACATATTTTAACTGGCATGAAATCTATCGAATAGGAAGGGGAAACCCTGCTGCAATTGTAATCTTGACTTATGCCCAAACAAAAAGCTATAATGAACCTATAGTATGGCAAGGACGATCACTTTTACAATTACTTCAAATAAATCATATTCCTGCATTTTTATTTCAGCAAGGGACACTAGATTCAATAAAAGGTAAAATTCTTTGTAACTATAGAACTAAAGAAAAACAGAGTTATATTATTAATCCAAAAGTTTTGAAATATAATGTAAATGCAAAATTAAAAGTTAACTATATTAGAGCTTTGAGTATGAGAAGGATTTCAGAAAAGGTAGATTATATTCCTAAATCATATTTAACTGATTTAGAAATTGATAATCCTTTTTTAACATACGATGAAGAATATATATATTTTAGATATGAGTCTCTGGATACAGAGAAATAATCCTAAACGCAGAACTTACGTTCAACAAGGAGGATAAAATGGTTGCTTGGGATAAAGCAAAAGGAAAACAAAATACTGGTCAACGCAGAGAAATTCAGCGTATGACAATGAATATTGGGGATAATAAACTTCGATTAATCGGAGATGTACTACCCCGCTATTGTTACTGGGTAACAACTACTGAAGGTAGAAAAATGCCCGTAGAATGTTTAGAATTTAGTAGAGAAACTGAAAGTTTTGATAATACTGCTGCTAATCCATTTAAAGAGATTGATGAAGCAGTATATTCAGATAAACCTCAATTTTCTTATGTTTGTAATGTAATTGATCGTTCAGATAATAGTATTAAATTATTTGATCTACGCTCCACTATTTATAGTCAAATTGTAGACTATGCATCTAACCCTGAATACGGTAATCCTTCTGATCCTGAAACAGGATATGATATTACTGTTAAAAAAGAAAAAACAGGCCCGTTGCCTCAAAACGTTAAATATACTTGCATCCCTGCAAGGGCAAGCGTAAAGCTTAGTAGTGATGAATTGGCTCTAGAACTTTTTGATCTTTCTCGTATTTATAAGCGGCAAAGCTATGATGAGCAAAAAGAATGGTTAATGCAAAATACTTCTTACTTTGCTGGTGATGCCGGTGATGAATTTAGAGCCACAGAGGATGTAGACGATCTATCATGAAAAAGTCACTTCAAGATTTAGTGACTCCTAGTACTGAGGATGAAGGCTCCGATGAAAAAGAATTTGGAGCCTTTACCAAAGTAGAGGGGGATCAAGCTCAAATCAATTTAGACAAATTAAGAAAACATGAAATATTTTTTGCAACCCCATGTTACGGTGGTATGATTACAGATCAATATTTTCTTTCTATGTTTAAACTTTCACAAGCTTTAATGCAACATGGTATTTCTTTTAGAATTACAACTTTAAGAAATGAAAGTTTAGTCACACGGGCAAGAAATATTCTAGCAGCAATGTTTATGGAAAGTACTGCATCTCATTTATTTTTTATTGATGCAGATATTGAATTTGATGTAGATTCTATACTTAGAGC